ATGATTCTTCCACAGGTACTTCCTTTGTTTCTCCGATTTGAATGGCATCTTCTTTTTCTTTAATAGGTTCGTTTGGTATTGTAACCTTAATAACATCACTTGGTACTTCTACCAAAGGTTCTTTAAGATTAACTTTTACAACTTCTTGTTCTTTGTTACCTAATTGTTTAGGTTTTGTAGGTTTAGACTTTATTTTAAAGTCACCTTCCTGCTTAACAGGTTCATTTGTTTTTACTTCTGACATAATATAATATAATTAAATAATTAATAATTAGACGTTAGGCATCATTGCTGCCCCGTCTTGTTCTTCAAAATTTATTGGTAATAAATCATTTTGTCTTTGATCTATCATTTGACTTTGTTGCGTGCCTTCTAATTTAATACGTTTATCTTTGCGATCTTCTATTTCAGCTTCTTTTTCACTAGTAGCTTTCATGTCCATTTGTTTTAACTGCATATCAAACTTATGTTGCAATTGCATTTGTTGTTGCTTTATTTGAGCAGCAATTTGCATACGCTGTATTTCCATTTGATTATTAGCTTGTTCAAATTGTACTTTAGAACCTGATATAGCTTCTTGTTTTTGAACTTCAGACATTGCAATTTTTTCAGCAGCATCAGCTTGAGCGTTTGCTTGAGCTTGTGATTGCTGCATAGCGTTTTGTTGCTCTTCTCTACCTTTTTTCTTACGCTTAATTTTAAGCATTTGATTAGCTAACTTAAGATTTTTAATTTGTCTTAAATCTATAGCATCTTCTAAATCAATACCACCTTGCTGTAAAGCAACTTGTATGTTTTGCTCTAATTGTTGTTGCTCTTCTTCGTCTGGTTCTAGTTCTAAGAATATACCAAAATCATGTAAGTTTAAATTACTTATCTCTGTCAACGTATTAACATTGTAATTAGATATATTATTTACTAAAGATTCAGCCGTAAGTGGAAACTGTAACGCATCTGCTATTTTTAAAGCTATATTTTCTGCTATCCTTAAAGTTACATATAAGCTAGCTTGCTTTATATGCCTAGTGGCAGTGTTTGAAGCGTTAGCAGCTATTTTTTGTAATCCTACTAACGTTTGTTTGTCTGGTGTACTACCATCTCTAGCTTCGTTAAGTCCGGTTACGTCACGTATCATTTGTAAATAATACTGATAAGTTTGTATTAAACTTTGTATTTTACCTTGACCAGAGCTAGAACTTAATTCTTGAATAGGCACTTTACCTTGATTAAAGTCACCGTCTTGTGTTAACGATCTACCAACAATACTACCAGTTTGGAAGTACATGTTTAATGCTTCTGCTGGATTATAGTTTGTACCATTACCTAAATCGACCTCTGCTAAACCATCCATATCTAAATAAACACCATCTGGTACCATTTTAGACATTACTTGTTGTAGCTTTAAATGTGTTAACTGAATCATATCAGCAAAACCTATACATTTACTTACAAGTGATTCTATACGTCCTTTGTATATTCTAGGCGCGCATATAGAATAATTCATTTCTACTTTTGTAGTATCAGCTAAAGGTCTTGACATGTTCTCTGCAAGTTCCCATTTAAGCATTGTATCAGTACCTAAAACTTTAGCGCCACTGTACAGTACTTCAATAGATCTTGATACTCTTTCAAAGCTATCATTTTCGGGTGGATTAAACGAATCATCTTTTTCTAAAGCTTTCATTAACCCTTGATCAGTTTGTTTTATTTTAAATACTTGATTAGAGTATGTTTTATAATCAAAATATAAAACCTGAACGGTGTTTTCATCATAACCACCCCAACCAGTAATATAGGATCTGTTGCCTGGAGTTTTTTGTATACGTTCTAATTCTTCCTTGCTAATGCCTGGAAACTCTTTTTTAAGTTCTGGTATTGTTATAGACTTTATCTCACCAACATAATATATATCTTCAAAATTTGGATCTTCTGTGTAAGAATAAACTAAGTAAGCAGGATCTACATAATCAACAGTAATTCCTTCGGCAGTATTAAAATTTGTTTTAGCAGCAGCGATACCGCAAACTGTTAAGTCCATATTTAATCTACGTCTAACTAAATCATACTTATTCTGCGCTAATACAGATGATATAGCTTCTTCTTCTGCTATTTCAATTGATTGCTTATAACTAAGCTGCATNTGTAGTTCTAGNTCTTCTGGTGATTCAGGTAGATTAGTAGGATCTATACTTTGATATAAACTTATACCTAAACTGTCTTTTAAAGAATCAAGATATTCTCTAGCTAACATATCTTCTTGTATTTTAGAAGCGTACTCTGTTCTAGCTTTTACAGATTCAGGATCTTGAGCGTATGCTTTAATGTCATAGCTTTTAGCCGATATACCGTTTACAACTATATCAACAAATTTAGATAATATAGGTACTGGTTGCCAGTCTAAATTAAGATAAGACAAATCGCCATTTATAGACAACTCATCTTTGTATTTTTGTACGCTTTGTTCTCCACGAGCATACAGTCTCAATTGGTGAAATTGATTCCAATTAGTTAAATATCTATTACCTGTAGTTCTTCCTGAGCGAAACCACTCGTACTCAATTGCCATAGCAACTTGACTTCCATATTCAATACTTGCTTTTTCAGCATCACTCACTACTTGACTAGGGAAAGCACTATTGGTATTAGTATATATATTCATTAATTTATAATTTTTGATAAAGTTCCTTTGTTGTCGTATCTTTTTATTCCAAGATCAACTGGTTTTAATTCAATTTTATTAACAGGTAAATACCTATGTTTATTACAAGCCATTAAAGCTAAACCAGAACTAATAGAAGCATCATGTGTTGTTCTATTGTTTATATTAAATCGAGCCCAATCTTCTAAAGTTCTTTGAAAATATACGTCTCCATAACCTGTTTCTTTTAACCCTACAAAATGCTCTATATAAGTTTCTATAGCAGAAGCGTGAGCTTGTTTTATATCTTCACTTGAATTAGGTATACCACCTATTTCTCTTTCAGTTACAGATAATTTGTTTCTTTTTTTATCTGGCCTGTTCATAGCAAAACCTCTATAACCTCTACGTTTAAAATAATAAAGTAACCTAGGTTTGTTGTTCTCTGCTAATATTGGCATACCATAAAATACACAGGCCATAAGTACATCTTCAAAAAATATTTCAGCCGTCTGTGGACGAGCGATGTATTCTAAGAAAAAATGATTTGGCGGTACTTCTTCCATGCTAAACTTAGTTAAGCCATGTAAAGAACCGTTAGAACCTTTACCGTCAACTGTACCTGATATATCATATGGATCGCAACCAAAAGCACCACAGTGCTCGTTACCAGGGTAATTAATTCCGTTCTTTATAAATCTTTTGTTTTGTAACTGTAATGGTGGCACCCATGTTATAAAAAATCTACCTTGCTTGCTTGGCGCAAATATTACTCTAGTATCTTTTTCTCCATTTTCCCATTGAAAATTACCTTGCGTAACTGATAGTGAATTTTTTAAATCTTCATTAAAATCTATTTGTTGATAGATCTTAGTTAAATTAAATAAAGACATTTTAGATTCATCTCTAAACGCGTGTTTAGTTGTGCGAGGAAATTGTCTATAAAATTCATTTAAACCATCTTGGTCGTTTTTAAGACCTTCTACTTCATTGTTCCAGTATTCAACAACCCCAATTTTGATTGGTGTTCCATCAGGTCCATACACTTTTTTTGATGGAGTTTCGAAGACAGGATAGCCATAAGAATCAATGTATCCCTCGTAATTCCATTCCATAGGAATGAACAAAGAATAGAGTCCTGAACGAGTTTGTCCATTGGCGTTTCTTTTTGTAACATCTGAGTCATTATATAATTTCTTAAAATTCCTACCTCCTTTATCTAAAGCGTTTGATGTTGATCCCATCATACACTTACCTATAATTCTACTACCTAATCTAAGGGTGGTTTTCGTAACACGCCAGTTGTTGAGGATGTCGTTCGGCCTCTCCCACTTCCCTGATTCATCATGGACGAGGAGCCTGAGCTTCTCCCCATCGTAGGCATTATCACCGGTATTTTTCCAGTCGATCGTGGTGTCCAAGCCTTTGAGTTCCTGTTCCAAGGTTTCGTCTGTGGTCGCGGTGAGTTTTCTACGGGTAAACTTACTTGCTGGGACTCTGTAGGCAAGCTCGGTCTTTGGACGGTCCATTCCGTCCTGGGTCGGCTTGAAAAAGAAGGGGTAGTTAACTGATATGGGAACCACCTTATCGGTAAACATCTTCTTTGCGTCAGCCCCAGACTTCGATAATATTCCATATCGTGCATCAGAGGAGATGGTCGCCAAATTAACCACCTCTCCAGAGGCCATGAATGAGAAACCAGATCGACGGTTCTTAAGGTAACACATCCCATAGGATCGTATGTCTGCCTTACAAGCTTCCCAGAAAATGAAGAATAATCTATTTGACTCGCGAAAGTGTGCTGACCCAACGTCAATTTTACTCCACTGCAAGTACATGTAATGAGTACCAGTAACGTAAGTAGCAACGTCTTTGTTATAAAACCAAAAACCTTTCTCCCTACGGGTAAATTCATTATCGATATAATCATACCATTTTTCTTTAAATTCTTGTGGATACTCTTTCCAATCAAAAACTGTTTTTATTTTACTTAAAACTTTAGGGTATTCAAATTTAGACCATCTATTGTCTTTAAATTTATGTACGTCTTCAGCTTTAGGTAATGCTATTTTTAAATTCTGTATTTCGTATATATCTCCGATTTTACCAGTCTTAGATATAATAATCATATCATGATCTTCATTATATCCGTACTCCCATTTATTATACCTATTCATTCGTTTAAGAATTTTAGGTTTAATATAATCAGGTAATATTTTATATAAAGTTTGCTTATACATTATTTAGATCTTCCTTCAGCAAAACCACGAAATGTAGTTTCTTTTTTAACTTCTTTAGGTTTTTCTTCTAACATATCTTGTTCTTCATTAATACGATTAAGTATTTCAAAGGCATCAAATATGGCTAGCTTTTTTGTAGCTGCTGCATTTTTAAGTCTGTCAGCTGATATATCATCGTCTGAATCTACTATAGGTTCTTTTGCAACCTTAATTAATTCCTCAACTGCTACTTGCCCAGCTTGGATTATATTC